TCGCAGATCAGCACGATGCGGCAGCCGGGCGGGATGGGAACGGGCACGATCCGCACGCCCTGGGTCGGGGCGGCGGTGGGTAGCGGGTAGGCGGTCGCCGGGGGCGTTGGGCGCGGCGCCAGCGTCGGGGGCTGGGGCAGGGCAGAGGGCCGCACGGCGAGCGCTGCCGCCGCATCTACCCGGCGCCCGCTGGGCAGGTTGGGCCGCGATGCCGCCGTAGAGCGCAGGCGCCAGGACAGCGAGGCGGGGCTCATCGGGGACAGCGCCGCGACCAACGCCGCCACGCCACCGACCACGGGGGCTGACATGCTGGTGCCGCTCATCCGGCAGTGAGTCGATCCACGGCACGCCGACAGGATGTCCACCCCCGGCGCCGCGATGTCGATGCTGGCATGCCGATTCGTGAACGGGGCCGGCCCATCGGTAGGGCCAGAGGCCGCTACGGACAAGCACTCATCGAACGCCGCTGGGTAGCTGGGGCGCGTGGACCCGTCGTTGCCAGCCGCACACACCGGAAGCGCGCCGTGGGCCACGGCGTACTGAAGCGCCTCTTGGAGCGCGCGCGTACCGGATGGGCCACCGAGCGACAGGTTGACCACCCGTGCCCCCTGGTCCGCTGCCCACACGATCCCGGCAGCGATTGCGTCCAGCGACCCGCTCCCATCATCGCCCAGCACTCGCACCGCCAGGACCACGGCCGACGGGGCTACCCCAGCACCGCCGAGCCCGTTGTCGGCGCGAGCGCAGCAGATCCCGGCGACGTGCGTCCCATGCCCGAACAGGTCGCCGTAGCCGCCCCCCACGCCGGTGAAGTCCGCGCCGCCCTGCACCGGGATGTCCGGGTGAGGACCAACGCCGCTGTCCACCACGGCGACCTTGACCCCCGCGCCAGTAGACGAGCGCCAGGCAGCGGCCGTACCGACCGTCGCGTGCTGCCACTGTTGCGCCAGGAGCGGGTCGAGCGCCGCGCCAGTAGCCGGGCTGATGCCCTGCCCCGTCAAGCGGGCGTTGGGCTCTACGTACTCAGCACCAGCGCGCATGATGTCGGCGATGGCATCCGGGCTGTCAACCGCCACGACGAACGCGCCCAGCTTCGCCAGCTCGTCCGCGCCGGGCGTGGACAGCACCGTCACCCCGTCCAGGTCCGCAAGCGCAGCGGCGGTGCCCGCTGGCCAATGCACGATGTACTCGTGCGCTACCGGCCCCTGCGAGGGCGACGGCTGTATAGCGCCTTGCTCAGGCGCGCTGACGGTCAGGGCCAACCCGAGGGACGCAAGGATGGCGGCGGCAATGCCGCCACGATGATGGGTGAACGTGGACATCGTGATCATCCTCTGTAGTGTAGAACAGATGTTCGGCTGTGTCAATCGTATAGCCGATTGTCAGCCAATCGACAGTGCTTCGCTCAGGTCTGTGGTCGGGCGCGCGCGCATTGCGTGCCCGAAATCGGCATCCATGGTCAGCGTCTCAGAGTGCAGGATCGCCCCGTCAGCGTGGGCAATCGTGTGGACAACCAGAACGCAGCGCTTGGGGAGCGCCTCGCCCCGCGCCTTGTACATGCGCCACACCAGGTACTGGCAGCGCCCGCAATCGATCTGGGTAAACCCACGCGCGTTCGCGGGTGTGTCCAGGAGGTAGAACAGCGTCTTGCCGCATGCACAGAGCGCGCGGCGTCGGGTGTGTGTGCTCATGGGGTTTGGTTGGGGTGAGTCCAATACGGCACGATTACCGTGGTGCATCCCCCGGCGCAGGCGTTGCCGACCGATAGCTCCATCCACCCGGCAGGAATGCCATAGGGAAACGGCATGGTTTCTGGGGGCTGCGAATCCGTTGGGGGAGCGCACCAGTCTAGGACCACGGCGACGTTGCCCGCACTGTCCGGAGGGTCCAATCGCGCCGCAACGTAAGTTCCTGCATGGAACTCAATGCGATCTCCGCATCCGGTCACGTCGGCGGTGTCGCCCTCGCAATCCGCAATCCCCGCGATGGCGTTCTCGCAGAACGGCATCTCCGCCATGTTCACGCTGAAGTCCACCGCGTAGGGCAACCCCTCAACGGTAGAGAGCGTGATCGAATCGTCCCGCGACAGGAAGTGCATGCGCTGCCGATGGTCCAGGTTCACGTGGCTGCCGAAGGCGTTCACGCTCAGTCCCTGGAACAACCGCAGCTGCTGGGCCAGCGCGCGCTTCAGCTCGCGCACCTCCCGTTCCAGCGCTTCGATCTTCGCGTCAGGCGAGCGGCCAAGAGCGCGACGCACGGCGTAGGCCGCGTAGCCCTGGGTTCGGTGCAAGAGACTCGGCATCGCTCTACTCCTTCGCATCCCACAGGAACGCACTGCACGTCATCTCGCCGGTCAGCGGCGAGACCGTGATCGTCTCGATCTGGATCAGGCACGAGTCGAACAGCCCGTGCGGGTCATCATCCCATTGGGCACTGACCACCGTGCCGGGCCGCAGGGCGGGCCACAGAGCCGTGTCCAGGACGCGCACTTGTGTCGGGACAGCCGAGTTGCACAGGCGCCTCAGCCGGGCCTCTGCGGCCACCGCTGTGGCATCGCGGGTAGCCACGGTCGGGTCGGCATCCGTCGCGCTGGCCCCGGTCAGCCAGCGTGTGGTCAGGCTGGTTGTCAGGGCTTCCAGCGCGGCCTTGCGCCCGAACGCACGCGCTGGGCTGATCCGCGCCCCGCTCCCGTTTTGGCGCGGCCCAGCGTGCCACGCTTGCGCCGCCACCATGAGGGTGTCGATCTTGCCCTCGATGTCGGGCACCGGCTCGAACTCGGCGTTGACCCCGTTGACCAGGAGNNTCGCCGCCGAGCGGGTGCCGCCAATGCAGGTCGTAGGCCACCTCCCACGGGCGAGCCACCATGTAGAACCACTCGCCCCGCGCTGCAGCCAGGCCCGCCATGAGATCGAACAGGGGGCGGGCTGCCGTGTCGTCATCGCCCCCCGTGCCGCGATGTAGCCCCGTGGTCAGCATCCGGAGCGGCGGATTCGGGGGGTTGGCCGTCAGGGCTGCGCGCACGATGGTTGCCGCCGGCCAGGGCACGCGCGTAGCCAGCGCCGTGTGGTAGCGGTCCAGCCACTCACGCGGACCAGTCAGCTCGGCTGACACGTCCGGCCCCTGGCCCTGCGGCTGGGGACTGGTGAGGCGCCCGGTCCACAGCGGCAGGCCCATGTCGGTTGCATCCACCTGGACGTAGACGCCGCGCCCCCCCGGCATGCAGCGCGAGCGATCCCAATAGGGCATCGTGGCGGGGGCACTGATGCGCGCCGTCTCCGGTCCCCACATCTCGTAGACCAACTCGCACTCGGCCAGGTCGTACCAGTCGCCGATGGGCTGGCCGCTCCACCCGTCGAACGTATGGACGCTGACGCTATGCCCAGGCATCGTACACCTCGGCGCCCATCGTCACGCTCACGCCGTTCGTCTCGGCGTAGGTGAGGTTCGTGGTGCCCGCCGGGATTCCCGGCCACTGCCCACGGCTCAGGTGAGCGCGGCCCTGGCCGTCCTCATCGAGCGTGATCGCGTGCGTTGCCAGGTCGACCGTCAGGCCCGCGTCCACGTTCACGATTGGCCCGTAGAGGCGCAGGGTTTCAGCCTCGGTGTTGGCGATTGTCGCCGGGTCGTCAGGCCGCCCGAACTGGTAGCAGTCGTGGTCGGTGGCAGGGACGATGATCAACGGGGAGTCGCCGAACGTCACTTCCACCCCGCTGATCGTGAAGCCGTCGTTGGCCGCCGGCTCCATCGCGAGGCTGTTCTCGCTGGCCCCAGGCGCTTGCGGGTCATAGGGCTTGTAGCGGCAGTACAGCCCCACCGCGAGCCCCGTGAACGAGAACGCGTGCGTGCCCGATCCCGCCGTGGTGTTGACGTCGTACTCGGCCTCGATGCACACGTTGCCGTCGGCATCGATGTAGCCCACCTCCATCACACCTTCGCGGCTCACCGCGTCGCCGTCCAGGGTAGACGCGTTCCAGTCCAGCGAGGCCGCCGTCATCTGGCGCGGTGTGCGCCACAGCACCCGGTCCACCAAGGGCAATCCAGCCGCTGCCCCAAGCGCTCGGTACTTGACCCCGATGGCCGTTGCCGGGCTTCCCGTGGTCTTGGGCACCATGCGCAGGTACTGGTCGCCCTCGCCGGTCTTGCGCTCGCGTGAGCGGTCCGCCAGGTCGCCCCAGTACCACGTCGCGGCGTGCGGGATGATCCGGGTCGCGTCGCTGCTCTCCAGCTCCAGCAACTTGTCGAAGGTCCAGTCGTCGTTGTCCGGCGCGGTTGCGCTGTCCAGGATAAGCGGGCGCAGGTTGTCGTCGATGTAGTCGGGGGTGTCGGCGCCCCGGCGCCCCCAACACAGGTCGATGATCCCGGTAGCCCACCAGACGTTGACGAAATCCGTGCCGCTCGCACCGCTGGCCGATGACAGCGCCGTCGTGTCGCGCCGCGCCCTGGTGATGGTCAGCTCGCGCGTGTCGGCATCGTAGCCGGTGGCGAGCACCACCTCGGTGCCGGGCGTCGTGTGGTCGATGATCGCGTAGAACGGGAACGCCGGCAGATCGTCGGCGGCATCCCGCAGCTTCAGCGTGGTATCGCCCGCCCCGATGGGCGCGTAGGCGGACCAGCGCCTGCCAGGGGGCATCGTGAGCAGGGTCCAGACGCGCGTGGTCGCCTGGTCCCACGAGTAGGAGCCGCTGGCCTGCGACCATCGGGGGAAGCGCACGCCGCTCACGTACACCTCCACCGCGCTACCCGTGACCTCCGCCGCATGGTCCCACCCGTCAGGCGTCAGGCACATGGGCCAGTCCACCATCTCGCGGTCACCAGTGTGCGCGAGGGTGATCCGCTTGCGACGCGCCAGGCCGTTCCCGTCCGGCTTGGTGGAGTTGGCCAAGAGCGTCAGCTCGGCGCGGCGGCTGGTGATCTTCCCGGCGTTGGTCACGCTCAGGTTGCCAGGCACCGAGGCTGGCGTTGCCATGGTCGGGTCTTCGCTGTAGAACACGTTGGACAGGAGCGCCCAACGACCTTCGTAGATCCCGTTGTCCCCCCCGCAATCGGCGGGGTTCTGCCCGTGCCGTGCCAGCGTCAGCGGCATGACCTCGGCGGTCTTGGCCACGCCGTCCTCTTCGAACAGCAGCGTACCCGGTCCGATCCACGGCGAGTACACAGCCTCCAGGGCCTGCCGCGCCGGGTGAATCGGCGTGGCGCAGTGATGCACCATCGTGAACTCGCGGTCGCTGTAGCTCTTCGAATGTCCCTTTGGGTAGCGCCGCGCACGGCTGGCGGCCACGAGGCCCACGCCGTCCACGCGCCCGGCCAGCTCGTTGAAGCCAGAGAACGTGTCGAACTGCGCGGGCTGCAGGTCGATGGCCGTACCGGTGGCGTCCGGCGTGAACGAGACGATGGTGATTCCCGCCATGATCAGCGCCTCCCCAGCGCATCGAGTAGGGCCTCTTCGGCGTCGCTCCCCTCAAGCACGGTCACGTCGCCGAAGGTGCGCTGGTTGTTGTTCACCGTGTTCTGGTTGACCGTGAAGTTGTTGGGGGCCTTGAAGCCCAGCGCGGCCAGGTCCGTCATCACGCTCTTCAGCTCGATGGCATCGGCCAGGGTGTTCATGAGAAACGAGTCCGTGGTCGGCGGCGGGATCGGGCCGGGGGGCAGGCCGGGCAGGCCGGGGGCAGGCGCGGTGATCGGCTCCTGGCCAGGGGTCTGCGAGGGCGGCGGGGGCGGAGGCTCCGGAGAAGCCGGCGGCGCCTGGCTCTCCCGGGCTGCGGCGGCCGCCTTGGCAGCCTCAGCCCGCGCACGCGCCTCTTCGGCTATGGCCGCAGCCCGAGCGCGCTGCTCGGCGAGGATCGCTTGGACCTCTTTCTCGGTCTTGCCCAAGCGGAGCAGCTCCAGCGCGTACTCCTCTTGTAGCTGCCTCATCCGCTCTTCGTGACGCTGCTTTTCCAGCTCCTTCGCCGCGTTGAGTTGGTCGCGCCGGTCCTCGAAGGCTTGAGCTTCTGCCTCTCGTTCGGTCTCAAGGGCAGCAAGGCGGTCGCCTACGTGTCTCTCGAACTCGGAGTGGCGCTTGTTTTCATCGTTGATCAGTCCTTGGAGTCCCTGGCGCTCTTGGTCGATGTACCCTTGCTGCTTGGCCGCCAGTGTTTCGCGGCGCTCGATCTCTTGATCGAGCAGGTCAATGCCTTGCTGCTGGCCATCCAGCTGTGCTTGCAGGAACCCCTCGTTCCCCTTCTCCGCCCCGACCGCCCGCTCGAGCAGCGCGGCCAGCTGCTTCTGGCTGATCCCCCCCTTGGAACTCAGCGCTACATCGATACGCCGCCGCTCCTGACCCGACAGATCGCCGCTGTCGCGCAGCTTCTCCAGGGCCGCGCGCTCAGCGTCGGAGATCTGGGCCTTGGTGATGCGCTCGCTCGACTTCTTGTCCAACCGACCGAGCAGTCCCTGCAGGGCGTCGACCTGCTTGATGGTTTCGGCCAGCCCCTCGGTCGATTTGCCCAGCTGCTCTGGGTCCAGACCAATCGAGCGCAGGAACGCCTTGTCCTCGTCCGTGACCGCATTGCCAGCGGCGAACGCATCAAGGATCGTGCGGGCGCGGTCCAAGCCCTCAAGCTCTGAGTCGATGGCGCCCTGCTTGGCGTCCACCTCGGCGGTGATGTTGGCCAACGCTTGTGCGTGGCGCTCGTCCTCGGCCGCCCTGGCCTCGTCGATGGCCGTCTTCTCGGCATCGATCTGGGCGTCCAGGTGCCCCATGCGTGCATCGTGGTTGCGCTCTTCGCGTTCCAGCTCTTCGTCGAGCAGATCAAGGGCTTGATCAGAGGCTGCCTTTTCGGCGCCTAACGCGGCATCTTCCCGCGCTTCGATCTGATCTTCAATCGCCTTCCGGGCTCGCTCCTCGGCGTCGGCCCGGTCGCCAGCCAAATCGGCGAGCCGTCCGTAGCGATCAAACTGGTTGCCCACCTCAAAGGTCTGCTCCTTCAAGGTGTCGGTAACGGTATCGTTTTGGTCCTTGAGGGCATCGATCCGATCCTGGATCTCCTGCAATGCCGCCTCCTGGGCGGCAGCCACCAGCTCGAGCTGGCTGGTGTCGGCGTCCTTGTTGGCCTTCTTGGCGTCAGAGATCTGCCGCTTGGTGGCGTCGAGCTGCTTCTTGGCAGCCTTCGCGACCTCCTCCTCGGCTTCTAGGCGCTCGTCGTAGTAGGCCTTCCAGCGCTCTGTCAGCCCGTCGATCAGGGCCTTCCACAGTTTCTGCTGCTGCTCGGGATCATCCGATAGGGCAGCGATCTGCCGTCGGATATCCTCGAAGCTGGATGCATCCAAGCCAGCGTTCTTGAAGAAGTCGGCTCCGATCTTGGAACCAGACAGGCCCTCGATCTGGGCAACGATGGACGCGAGGCCTCCACGGGCAGGATCAGTCGTGAAGAACTCGGCGAATGCTGCTTGGATGTCCCCCTTGGCCGCTTCGACGAGCTGGCGGGCGCGTTCCAGGTCGGTCCTGAGCGCCGCCAGCTGAGCCAGGCTGGCGGCCAAGAACTCCCGTTCGGCTGCTTCGTCGACCAAGAAGAAGTCGCGGCTGGAGAACGGCTCGATCTCACTGGCGGCATCGGCTACGGCTGCCCCCATGGCCAGTACTGAGGCAACCGCTAGCGGGATCGCCCGCGCTACCCCGAAGGCGAAACCCTCAGGCACAGCCGCCCCATAGGGGATCAGACGCTTCGCTGGAGAGTTGATCCCGAGGAAGGCCTTGATGGAGTCGAGGGCGCTGCGCATCATGTCGAAGAGGAAGTTGGTGACCGCCTGCTTGGCGCTGCGCAGCCCCGTCACGATGCCCTCGATGATGCTGGTGCCGATCCGCTGGGCGGTCGACACAGCCTCGCTTGCCACCTCGGAAACGCTGGCTACAGCGGCCCGCAGCGGCGAGAGCACGGCCTCCTTTGCGCGGTCCAAGGCTGCACGCAGGGCTGCCACTGCCCGATCGGCGACCTCACGCACACGCGCAACGATGGGGTCGAGGGCATCATGGCCGGCGGCGACTAGCTCGGCAATTCGGGCCTCAACCGATGCGCGCCATTCGCCGATCTTCGATTCGATGGCGGCACGGGCAGCGTCCAGACGAGCTTCCACTCCTGCCCGCAGCTCGTCGAACTTTCGATGCGCGGCCTGCTTGGCTAGCTCGATTCGCGCCTCAACCCCTGAGGCGATCTCGCCAAAGCGCGCACGCACGGCCGCGACTGCTGAGGTCACGATCCCAAGGATCTCGTCGAATTCTCGCTGCACGATTGCCCGGGCCTCGGCGAGCTTCGTCTCGACGGCTGCGCGCGCCTCATCGAACCGAGCCTGCACCTCGTCGCGGATTTCCTGGCCCTTGGCCTGGACGGTTGCCAGGTACTCGTCGAACCGCTCTTGCAGCTCGGTTGCGATCAGTACCAGGTCAGCCCGGATGTCCTCCGGGATAGCCATCCACTGCTCGTGCAGGTAGTCGAGGATGGCCTGCTGGGCTGGTGCGATGACGTCGCTCTGGAAGCCAGCCCAAGCGCCCGAGAGAAGGGAGCGCAGGCTATCCATCGCCTCTTGGACTGGCACACTGACGGCATCCCCCAAGCCATGCAGACCCGCTACGATGCCATCGGGTAGACCGAGCCATTCCTGGTAGATGCTGTCGATGATGCCGCTCACCAGGCCCGGCAGGTCCCCATCCTGAAGGAAGCCCTGGAGGGTGGCGGTGAGGTTCCCGCCCAGCTCCGGGAGGCCTGCCAGAAGACCGCCAAGGTCGAGCGATGGAAGCTCGAACGTCTCAAGGCTCTTCGCTAGGTTGACCAGGAACGGTGGGGTTTCGTCGCCGCCCACGGCCTTCAAACCGTCAGCAATGCGCTGGAACAGGCCTGGCGCCTCCGAGTCGGCAAAGCCGCCGATAGCCTGCCGTAGCCCGGTGGCGAAGCCGGTGCCGGCCCTGGTTCCGGCCGCTTGCGCCTCTGGTTCGTCGTCACCGAATAGCGAGGAGAGATCGAGTTTGGGGAGCTTGAGGTCGGCCAAGCCCGAGAAGAAGCCCCGAACCTTGTCGCCGAAGCCGGACAGCCACGCCTGGATCTCGTCTCCCTTGGCCTGCCACAGGACAAAGGCGCCGATCACGGCAGCGATCGCGATTCCCACTGGCCCCGTCAGAATGGTGGCCAAGACGCCCAGGGCTGACCCGATTCCGGTGACGGCCACACCAGCGGGGGCCAGGAAGCCCATCAGGCTTACGAAGGCCGTGCCCAGGCTGCCGACCAGCGGGATCAGAGGTCCCAGGACAGCCATGATCGGCGCGAGGGCCGCGAACAGCCCGACGAAGATGGCCCCCGCCTTTGCCACTCCCGGGTTCTCCACCAGAAAGACGATCGCATCGACGACCTTGGTGATTGCCGATGCCAGCCCACCACCCACCTGGTCGCCATCGACCTGTGCGAAGGCTTCTTGGATCCGCGATATGCCGTCGGTGACCGCTGAAAACAGGTCGAGGAAGACCTGGGGATCGAGATCGATGCCGAGCTGTGCAAAGGCCGCCGACATGGCCTCCGCAGCCCCTACCTGGTCGCCATCAACAAACGTGCCGAAGGCGTTGACCATGGCCCCCGCGGCATCGACGATGATCCGCAGGGTCGGTAGCAGCTTTTCACCCAGCTTGATCTGGACAGTCTCGACGGAGCCCTTGAAGGCATCGACCGAGCCCGCGAAGTTGTCCAGACGGGTTGCGGCCACGTCGGCAGCCGTGATTTTGCCCATCTGGGCCGCCAAGCCTTCGAAGCCTGCCGCCCCCTCGTCGGCCAGGACGGCTGCGGCCCGGATAGCATCTGAGCCGAACAGTGTCTCCAGGGTCGCCAGCTTCTGCGCCTCTCCCATCCCCGTGAGGGCTTCCTGCAAGATGCCCGCAATTTCGGCCATCGGCTTGGCCTTGCCGGCGGCATCGAAAAAGGCGTTGCCGTTCTCCTCAGTGAGCAACCCAAGCTCACGCGACAGCCCGATCTGCTTGTCGGTCGTTGGGATCAGGTTGGACATGAACGTCTTGAGGCTGGTGCCAGCGTCCGATCCCTTGATGCCGGCATTGCCCATGGCCGTGATGGCCACGGCCAGGTCATCGAACTTGAAGCCTGCCAAGTTGGCCACGGCGCCCGAGGCTGAGAGCGAGTAGCCGAAGTCCTCGACGCTGATCGCGCTGGCGTTGGCGGCGCCTGCGATGAGGTCGGCGACCCTGGGTAGCTCCTGGGCCGAGATCCCAAAGTTGTTCATGGCCGCCGAGGCGATGGCAGCGCTCGTGGGCAGGTCGACGCCGCCAGCCGAGGCCAGGGCGATGGCGGCATCAGCCGCACCGTTCAGAACGCCCTCGACCGAAACGCCGGCCTTAAGCAGCTCCTCCATGCCCATGGAGGCTTCTTGGGCGCTGAAGGCGGTGTCCGCGCCGATCTGCATGGCCTTTGCGCGAACGGTCTCCATCTCGGCAGCGGTGGCGCCCGAGACGGCCTGGATATTCGAAAGACCAGCCTGGAAGGTGGTAGCGGCCGAAACACTGGACGCACCCAGTGCGCCGACGGCCAGGGTGCCGGCCAGTAGACCGGCACCGATGGCCTTTCCGGTCGCCGCGCTGGCGCTACTGATGCCGCCAAGAACGCCCTCGAATCGACCACCAAGGTTTCCCAAGGCACTTTCCGCCGACTTCAGACCCTTGAGGTCGGAATCGATAACCAGTGTCCCCTTGATATCGCCGATTTCACCGCTCATCCGCACACCTCAGTAGCGCATCCCGTCGGCGTCGTAGCATTCCACGCGCCCATCCGACCAGATCAGCCGCCTCTCGCCCTGCCATGGATCGCGGTCAACAGCGCCGTTTCCCGTCAGGCGATCCATGTCCTTCTCGATCGTGTAGGTCAGCCCCGAGCGCAACTTGTGCAACTCCTGCGCGCCGTCCTGCGCCGCTGCCCACGGGCCGAACACCATGACCCGCCGTACATGCAGAGACCACGCCTTGTCGGCGGCGGCGCGGTACTCCTCGCGCGTCGGCGGTGGGCGCTTTGTGCCGCCCTTCCCCGACGAAGCGCGTTGCCAGCGATCCTGAACCGCGCGCGCCGCCTCTTCCATTTCGCTTTCGACGTGCTTTCCAAAGGTCGCCACGGCGCGATCAAGGTCAACCGCTACAACCCTGTCCGACAAGCCGATGGATACCGACGGGCGCCAGTTAGCCGCTTTCCACTGGTACCACAGATCCCATAGCCTCGCCCTGTCAGACACGAAATCGGGACATGCTACCCGCTTGATTGGTCAGCGCTGCCCCCGTCAGCACCAGGAGATCCTGAATCGTCAATCGAATCGACGACTCGGCTGGCGATGGCGCCAAGCCGTCGCCGGGAACCAACAAAACGAGCTGGTCTTCATCGGGCTCCTCGCCGGGGACAACGAAAAGTGGTTTCAGGTTATCAACAACAAGCCCGCGCAGGGCGGCATCGCGATGCTGCGTGCCCCGTTGCGGCATCGTACCGACCTTCCCGCCCTCCGCCCACGCGGCGATCTTGGCCTCATAATCGGCATCATCGGCATCCTTCGCCGCCAACAGCTCGGGCGGCTCAACGCGCGCAAGCTCAACAATGATGCGGTGTTGTAGCTCTAGGTATTGATCAAGCTTCTCGGGGACGCGCAATGTCTTGTCCCCCTCGTAGACCAGCGTTCTTGCCATGGCCGTTAGCGGCTGGGGCCAATCCTTGTGCTTTGTCAGTGATACCAGGTCTGGGCGGACAAACAGCAACTCGACATCACTGTTGGGGGCGAATGCGTAGTACGCTTGGGGTCCGATCGCTTGGGCCAGGCGCTCGCGGCTGCTGAGCCGAGCGGCGGCCTTCTGCTTCGCGCTTGCCTCGGCCAGCTTCAGGACGGTCTTGCGAGTGGTCATGTCGTGTACCTCTCCGCGCATCGCGGTAGTGTGCCCTCCGGGCGGGGCGGCGGCGCACCGTTTCCGGCTGCCGCCGCCCCTAGGGAGGAAGGGGTCAGGAATCGTGGTGGGGGCGCCCCAGCCTAGTAGGCCGAGTTGCCGGGCCACACCGCCGGGACGGCCTCGGCCGTGGTGTGGTGGATGATCCGAGCGAACACGCCGTCACCGTAGTAGCTCTCGCGGGCAATGCCGCTCCAGCTCTCGTCGTGGTGGCTGCCCTGCTCGAACCCGTTGCCAGGGCCTTCCTGCGCGGTGCAGCGAAAGAGTACGATGTGCGTGTCGCCGCCCGAGCTGTTGATCGCCTTGACGATGATGCCGAACTCGCCGCGCACGTCGTCCTTGCTGATGTCGATGTAGCTGCCATCGCTGAAGTCAGTCGCGGTGATCCCCAGGAATGTCTCGTAGAGATCCAGATCGAGCCCGCCGATGCCCAGCTCGAAGGTCAGGTTCTTGGTCTTCGAGAAGATATCGCAGACCGTGTCGTTGCCCTCCTGCTCGACGCTGATCATCTCGAAGTCCCAACCGAGGGACTGGAGACAGGCGATCAGGTCGCCGTTGGCGTAGGTCGGATCGGTCGTGTCGGCAGTCAGGCGATCACCCGTCGCGGTGATCTTGTAGATGCGCCCCTGGTTCGCTCCGAAGGGCGCGGCGTACCGCTGAGCCATGTGTGTTTCCTTTCGCTCGCTGAGCCCTCTAGGGGCACTTCGTGTGTCGCATCCATCGGCCCCCGACAGAGAGGCCGCCCATGCCTACTTGCCGCAGCAGCGCCGCCGCTCGCGCGCCATGCGCTTCTGCCTCTCCACCGCAGCCAGCGTTTCAGCGGTGGGCGTGTCGCCCTCCTGCCACTCGCGCCACGTAGCGCCTAGCGCCTTGTGGGTCGCCGGGTCCAGCAGCACCGCCGCCTGGTCGCCCGGCAGGTCCACCCGCACCAGCGGCCAGAACTTCACCGCCTCAGGCAGCACGGGCGGCAGCACCAGGAATGCGTTCGGCGACGCCAGCACCAGAGCCACACGCTCCGAGGCCGATACCGTCACGACAACCGGCACTTCGGGAGGCGCGTCTGCTCCGCCTTGTGTCTGGAACAACTCGTCGGTCACTGTCTCCAGCACATCGCCTTCGCTTCTGAACACGCCGCCTCCTCTTCGCTTCCGCATCATTCGAACTCCGTGATCACCACATAGCGGGCGGCCTCGAAACAGGCCGCGCGCTTCTCCGCTCCGATCACCAGCGATGAATCCGTCAGGTTCATGAACGGGTTGTCCAGGTACTCGATGTAGTAGCCGACCGATCCATCCACGCCGGTGAACGTGCTTTGCGTCTTGTGCAGCAGCTGCCGCACGCGAGCGAACCCATCGCGGATCGCCGTGTAGCCGTCCCGCTGGTAGCCCTCCACGCGCACGATGATCTGCCGTCCGCAGCCGCCCGCCCCGACCGGGGCCTCGCTCTGCACCGTCAGGAGCAGACACGGGGCCAGGAGCTGCACACCGCTGGTCGGGTCTACCGTGTAGGCGTCAGGCGTGTCCGTCGGGTTGATCGGATGCACCCCGCCGCCCGCGCCGCCTGCCTGCGATGCGTAGACGCCGCCCGTGAAGATCGCCGCCACCAGGCCGTCGGCCTCCAAGCGCGCGCGCAGGTCCGCTATTGGATGGCTCACGCGAACCGCCCCGTCTTCACGTCGCGCACCTTGGAGCCCTTGCCATCCAGCGCGGCCCGCACGCCACCCGCGATGATCCGCGCGGCCAACCCGGCGAACACCGCCTGCGTCGGCCCGATGATCGCGTAGCGGCGCTCATGGCGGTTCTCAAGCCAGATGCCGTAGGGCACGCTATGCACGATGCTGGCGCCAACGATGCCGCCCTCGGCGAACGCTTCGCCGCTGAGCCCCTGGCGCGCGTCAGTGGTGCGGTCCTGCCAGGGTGCGTTTTGCCGAGCGAACGCCTCCATGTCCTCTGCCAACTGCGCCGCACCAGCGGCCATCCCGTCAGGGATCACCGTGTCGCGCAGCGCAGCCACGTAGGCAGCCGCCCCGATGGGGCCCGTGAAGTTCCCGCCGCCGACCTTGGCCGTTTGGTTGATCGGCTTCCACACGATGCCGCCCGTGATCATGATTCCATCACCTCGCAGGCCGCCATCAGGAACGTCGCTCCGTCCATCAACCCTGTCGCCGGAGCCGTCACGCTGGTCACGCGGTACTGCGTCGTCGAACCAGTGGGCCACACGAACGCATCGCCGCGCCGCACGTCGGCATCCTGCGCCGCGTAGAGCACGACGCCAGTCACCGCCACCGCCCCCGCCTGGCCCCGCTCTGCAGAGCCGGCCTGTCCTGCCGGTAGATCGACCCGGCAGGTGAGCGGATCCAGCGCACCCGTCCCGCTGCGGTACAGGACCACCGTGTGCGGGCAGAGCGCCAGGCGTCGGACGCGCGGGCTACCGTAGGGCATCAGACCAGCCCCTCGGTCACGTCGGGATTCAGCCACTCAAGGCGGCTGTCGATTGTGTCGCCCGTCTCGCCCTGGTGCCGCGTCGGCCCGTCCACGCTGATCAGCGTCGGGACCCCCGCGCCGTGGCGAGAGCTGGTCAGAGTCTCGGCTGCGCACGGGCACGCGAGGCGCAGGGTTGCCTCTGCCTGGCCCTTCAGCACGCTGGCCAGCCGCTCCCAATCCGTCCTGTCGTAGGTGACCTTGAGCGAGCCCAGCCCCTCGCTCGTCACCCGCTCGTTGGCCCTGGCCGCCATGTACCCGCCAGCCAGGAGCGCGGCGGTGTAGGCCACCACAGCGGCGGCGACGTAGGCTTCCCACTCGGCGTCATAGTCATCGTCGCCCGACTCACACGACAGACCGTCACAGCATGCCACAGCCTTCGCCATGCGCATGCCAGCGAGTCCGCCGTACAAGCGGCCCGCGATCACCGCGTCGGGAAGCGAGTCGGTGTCGTCGGCGGAGAGGCCCAGCGCGAGCCGGACCTCCCCGTAGTCGACGGCCGCCAGGTCAGTGCAGGCCATGTTAGCCAGCCAGGTCCTCGACGGCGATGAGGCCGGCAGTCACCAGCGCCTCACCGATCTCCACGATGCTCGCCTTGCCGATGCCCGGCTTGCCGGTCAAGCCCCCATCCAGGTACACCTGCGCCAGCGCATCCGCCGACTCGATGCCCAAGCCGCGCAGCGTTCGGATGAGGCGTCCGTTGTCCAACACCGTGTCCACCCCGTCACCGTGGACGCGGCCACCATCCGGCGCGGTGGCCCCGTCCCTGATCCCGACAATGCGGCCAGAAGCCAACAGCTCGCGGATCTTCGGCGTGTCGGGGTTTGCCCAGAACGTATCGCCCTCGGCAATCAGGATGTCGCCCAGCGGGCGATTCTCCCGAGCGTGCTTCGCGTTCGTCTCGGTGGCCACCACCCGCGCCCCACCGAATGCGTCCCACGCGGGGACCTTGGTGCGGCGAGGGCAGTGGTACCGCCGGTGGGTCTTCTCCCACTGTACGGCGGCACTCCGAGTATCAGTGCTCATCATTCCTCCAGGGGTCAGGCTCAGGCGTTGATGTTCAGGATCAGCGTGCCGGTCGCATCCAGGACGAAAAAGCCGGTGACGTCGCTGATTGCGATCACGTTCGTCTGGCTCTTGATGTACCGGTCGGTCTCGGTCTTCGCGGCCCCGGTCTCGAACGCCATGCCCAGCGCCTGCGAGGCGTCGAAGCCGAGCAGGTAGTGGCTCGTCACGTCGGGGCTGGTGAACAGCGGCGGCATCACCACTTCCTGCGGGTTGCTGCCACCGGCCAGCGCGGCCGACAGAGCCCCCGACAGGGCGAACAGCGGGTGATTCGCCGTGCCGTAGTTCGCCAGCTGCACCGCGATCTTGGTCGCCTGCGTGGCCAGCGCCATCGTCGGCGTGTAGCCCAGCTGCTCGAACGTGGACAGCCAGGCCAGGATCGCCTTGGCGGTCGGGGTGCCGGCCGTGGCGCCCGAGTCCAGGGTGGTCAGGTTGTACACGGTCGCGGCCGTGCTGGCGTTCCCGTCACCGGCAATCAGGATCGCCGTCGCGTCCGCCTGCTTGTCGAGCATGCGCTGCGCGGCGATCTTGGCCACGGTGAACCGGATCATGTCCAGCGCCACCCGGCGCACCGCCTCGTCGGTGATCTCCACCGCGACGCCGTACTTGTAGGTGGTGTTGCTGTGATCCGCCACGGTCAGCTGCACGGTGGGCATCTCGGCCCGCTCCGCCACGCGGCGCATGCGCTGGCGCGTCGGCGAGTCGGCGATGAACACGTGCTTGAACACGTCGGTCGGGACGCCCGTCTCCATCGCCACCATGCTCGACAGGAGCGGCGTGCGCGTCTTGGCGATGCCCGGCGTGGTCATGGCGAACTCAGGATTCAGCACCTCGCTCACCGGCGAGGCCGAGCCGTAGAAGCGCTTCACCTCGTTGGACGGCGAGAACCGGCTGGTACCGAAGCGCAGGCCCTCGCGATACGCGCGGTTGATCAGCTCAGGCGCCAGGGTGCGGCCCACACTGGTATCGCCCGCGCCCTTGCCCGCACGCTCCAGGTCCGACCAGGTGGACGCCCGGACACCATGCAGCGAGCTGCTGCGCGTGGCGATGCCGAGGCCCGCCAGCACGCGGTTGAACGCATCGGGCTCGTCGGCAGCACTGGGGCTCTCGCTCTCCAGCAAGGCCGACACGCTGAGCGCGTTGTCGTAGGCTTCCTGGATCATGTCGGGGCCATTGCTGGCGATCCGGTTGATCAGGGCCTGGGTGGCCTCAGACGCGCCGCGCAGGGCCTTCACGCTGTCCGGCGCGCCGCTCGGGTCAGTGGTCACAGTCATCTGTCGCATCCTTTCGCTTTCGTCCGGCTCAGTACAGCGCGACGACGACGGCCGCAGTGTCAGCCGCGTCGATGATGAGGCCGCGCGCCACGCCCAGCTCGGCGGCGGTGCCGGTGGCAACCTCGCGGATGTAGCCCTTGGCCGACGACGCGCCCAGGTCACCCACGACCTTCTTGCCGCGCGTCAGGGTCGCGCCGCTGCCACCCGGCAGGGTCATGAGGCCCGCGATCTGCACCGTGCAGACGTAGGTGAACGTGGGGTCCTTCTCCACCTTGAGCAGCTTGCCCACCACGGCGTCGGCGTCGGCGCACAGGTCCACCTCGCCGCCGGCCGCGCTCATCGTCACCGCCCGCCCGAACTCGGGGCTGTTGCCCTCGTAGGTCCGGTCATAGGTGATGGCGCCACCGCTCTTCACCGCGAAGGTGGCGCAGACCATCCCGATCTCGTCGAAGTCCAGCACACTTGCCATTGGTCATCGCCTCCTTCAGGCGTTGGTGAAGCCGGGTACAACCCGCTTCCCGCTCTGCGGCGCGGCGGGCTCGCCCCCGCTACCGTCGTCGATCGTGCGATCAGCCGTCGAGCCGGGCTTGAACGCGCGCTTCACCACGGCGTCCAGCTCCGCCCGCTCGGCGTCGATGTCGGCCGCCGCCCAGCTGGCGCGGCGCGCCAAGAACGCGGCCTTGTCCCATCCGTCCGCCACACTGTGAGCCCGGACGTAGCTCTCGCACAGCGCATCCAGCGCCGCCGTGCGCGCCGCGCGCCCGTACTCGCGCTCGCTGGCGATGCGGGCCAGCCCGGTGGCCAGGTCCTCGCCCTCGGCCATCCCCAGCCCCGCGCGCACAACGGCATCACGCTCGTCGGCCTGGCGCTTCGCCTCGTCCACCGCAGCCAGCACGCCCGCCTGCTCGGCCGCCAACACGCGCGCGGCCATCTCCCACTCGCTACGCCCCTCGGCGCGGTACGCCTGCAGCTTCCCGGCGAGGCCATCGCCCAGGAATGCGCGCACCACGTCCATCGGGGCAGTGCCCGTCTGCATGGGCTCGCCCTCCTGTCTCTTCTGCGGCGCATCCGCCGCGTCGGCCCCGGCCGCATTGCCGGGGATGCTGTACGACCGGGCGGGCCGGAGCCTCGTCCCGTAGATCGTCTCTACCGCGTCCACCTCGTCCGGCGTCAGATCGCCGGTCCGGTACGCCGCCGCCGCGCGCTGGATCAGCGCGCTTTGGTTGGCGCCCTGAGGCACCAGGCTGGCCTCTACCTGCACCGCGCCCGTGTAGCGGCCCGTGGCGATCACTCGCCCGACGCCGGGCACCTCCACCGCCATGCCCGGCCAATGCCGACAGCCACCTGTGTTCACCGGCGCCAGGAGCGAGCGGTCGCACACGTCGCAGAGAAAGTCGCCGCCCGGCGCCCTGAGCTGGTTCACCGTCGCGCCCCAGCTCACCGAGTCCAACACACCGGCGTCGATGTCCTCGATCAGCTGGTCCGTGCGCCCGCCGCGCACCATGTACGCCGTCTCGATCAGCCGCTGCTCGCCGCCCGCCCCCAACCGCCCAAGCGCGTCCCGCGCCAGCGGAATGGGCCGCTCCGTCGGCAGGGCAGTGGCGCGCTCGACACGTCCCTCGAACCACTTGCCGACCGGCATGTCGTTCCACAGCTGGTGCAGCATCATGAGCGGCAGGCCCCGCGTGCTGTTGACAGCGGCCGCCCCGTTGGCGAGGCTGCTGCTGTCCATCCACGTGTAGTAGTCGTCCACCTCGGTGGAGCTGACCACTGCCGGGAAGATGTAGACCTCGCCGGGCTTCAGGGTGCGCCGTGCGAACGACTGGATGCGCGCCAACTGCTCGGGCGACGGGGCACTATCGCCCCCCGTCGCCCGCTCGATGTCCAGCGCGCGCGCCCGCCGGAAGATGCTCGCCGCGTCAGTGCTCATGACAGCGCCTAGAGCTTCGTCGCCGTGAACTGGATCACGCCGTCAGCGACCGTGATCTTGCTCCCGGTCTTCGCCAGCTGGCACTCGAAGCGCTTGTTGCCCGTGGTGAACGCCGACGTGTTCGAGTCGGTGATCGTGATGGTCACCACCCCGTCCGTCCCGTCCGTCAGGAACGCGGGCGTCGGCGACACGTCGGCCGTGCCGGAGGCAGGCGGGTAGATGCCGCTGGTGCGGGTCGTGTAGGTGGACACGTCCACCGGATCGCCCGCCTCATCCACGATGTTGAGCCGGATGATCAGATCGTTCTTGGTATAGGCGGGAACCACGATGCGGTTGGGCTTGCCCCAGACCACCGTGAACGCCTGAGTGATCGCGCGAGCCGTGACGATAGTCGTTGCCATGTAGCCCCCTCAGCTCGTGATCAGGTCAGCGCGGATGCGCAGCGTGCAGGGCGTGCAGGTGCGGAACAGGCTCGCCGCGTCCTCCAGCCGAATCTCCAGGTAGTAGTCACCAGCCAGCGCGGCCGTGTCGGCGGCCACCAGCCCGATCTTGAACAGCCCCGTGGTGCCCGAGGACACCAGGTCCACAGCGCCCGCCAGGTTCTCGCCCAGCAGGTCCGAGCCGGTGGGGAGCCCATCGGCCCCGATCTCCCACAGACCAATGTCGATGTCGGTGAATGCGGAGAGGTTGATCACTGCCCCGTTCTCATCCACCGCCTTGAAGTTCAGATCGAGCTGGTCACCAGAGGTGATCTCGATCACGGGCCTACCCATGCGCGTCTCCTATTCTGTCGAGCACCCTCTGGTGCGCGGCGTCATGCGTCCATGCCAGGCCCCCGCCCTCCTGGCGCACTGCCTGGCCACGGGCAGCGCGTTTCCCCACACCGCGCGGCATCAGCCGCACAGCAGGTCCACCTTCCGCAGCGCGCGGCACAAACCGACTCGTTGCGCTGTAGCGCACTTCCTTGGCGCACCGGTCATTCGCCTTGCACTCATGGCCCCCGATGGGCGCGAGGCTCCCCAGCTGCACCCAGCCGCGCTGCGCCTCGTCTGCGCAGCCCTGGCAGTGCGCTGCCTCAGCCGCCAGGATGCGCCGCTCCTGCTGGTAGCCGCCCTCCTGGGCCGCAGTCAGACGCCCGCGCTCATAGCTGCGCCGGACGTTCGCCTGGCCGTAGAGCTGCGCCCGCGCCGCCACCTGCGCCGCGCTGAGCGTGCCCGCCTCGACTTGCGCCCCGAACCGCGCCAGGCGCTGCGTGTCGTAGCGCATGAACCCGCCGACGCTCCCGAAGTCGCGCGCCGTCATCCGGTCACGCCCCCCAACGGCCAGCGCTCGCGCCTGCAGGTGCGCGTCGCGCATGCTGTCCGCCACGCCGCGCTGCCACTCGGCCAGGCCCACCTTGCCTGCGGCGAGCCGCGAGGTCAGGTCGGCGATGTTCGCCCGGTGCGCAGCCAGGTTGTCCTCCATGAGGCGGGCAATCGTCCGCTCACTCACCGGGTGCGTCGGGTCCGCGCCCGGCCTGTAGCTCAGCGTTCGGTCATCCCACTGCCAGCCCTTGTCCTTGGCCGACATGCGCAGGATCACCGGCCCACCGCTCGGCATGTCCAGCGGCTCATCGCCAGCCATGCGCGCCGCACTGTGGGGCAGGAGCGTGGCGTCAAGAAGTGCCTCGTACTCTGGCGCCGCCTTCGCCGCCCACGCGCGCCAGCGCCGCACGGCGCGGTCCATGTCCTCCGCACCGATGCTGCTGTACTCCCCAAGCTCGCCGGCGCCCAGCGCCCGCCCCTGGGCTTCCAGCGGCCCCGCCGCCGCCCGCGTCGCATCCACGTAGGCGCTCTGGCATTCGTCGCAGTCGCACGCGTCATCCAGGTCCAGCGCATCCAGGCAGTCCGCGTAGGCGTCCACATGGGCACGCGCCACCGTCAGGGGCTGGCCCACCAGATCGCCGGCCGCCTCCTCAAGCAGGTCCGCCGCCGCTGGCGCAGTATCGTCGGCCAGGGAGCGGCGCGCATGGATGTACACCCCGCACGACCGGCACTTCTGCTGCCCCGGCTTCCGGCGCAGGTTGCGCGCCCCGCAATGCGGACAATCCAGCACCAGCTCCGCCACCAATGCCGCCTGCTCCTGCGCCGTGAGACGCTCCGCATCAACCGGCATTGGCCCCTGCGCCGCACCCTCCATCTCCGGGTATCCCATCGCATCGCGCACGTACACGTCATCTACGAGGCCAGCGTCTCGCGCAGCGATGAGCCGCTCCTGACGCACCTTGGCGGTATCCTCTTCCGCCTTGGCATCGGTCTTCTCGATGGGCTCGGCCTCGATCACCACGTAGGCCGCGATGCCGCGCAGGCGCAGGTAGCGCGTCAGGATGCCCTCACATGCCAGGAGCGCGCGCTCGCGTAGGCCCTCCAGGGTCTGCGCGTAGACCTTCCACTGCACGTCGGCGTTCGTGCTGAGCGCCTGGCCCGTGGACCTGCCGAGTAGCGCTGGCGGGGTCTTGAGCCCCGCCGCCAGGTCGGTGTCGTAGAGATCCGCGAGCTCCTTCGGCTTCAGGCTCTGCGAGCCGTGCTGCACGCCCATCGTCTGGAGATTGGTGAAGTTCCAAACCGCCACGGCGTCGTCGGGCTTCAGCTGCCGCAGCGCATCCGTCACCGCCCCCAACACGCGCTGCATCGTCGCCCGCTTCTGATCATCCGTCAGCCCATCGGGCATGGTCTGTGCGACCCTGTCGTAATCTACCGAGGCGGATAGCCGCCCGAATCCCTGCTGTACCACGACCTTGTGCAGCACGTTGCGCATGAGGGACTGCGATGGCGCAGTGTCGAGCGCGGGCAGGATGAACGGGCGCCCATGCGGATCGGTGGCGGTCGCATCCAGGGCAACGTAGCAGAAGGTGGCATCGTTGAACGCCACGTCCTTGCCGCTCGCCATGCCGCTACCCGGCGGCACGTAGTACGCCCTGACCTCGCCCTGCCCGCCCGCGCCCCGCGCCGCCTTCCACCGCACCCGCGTCGGGTCCACCGGAATGATGTCCAGCGCATCCCTCAGGCTGGGTGCAACCTCCAGCTCGAACGCAGCCGCTCCCTGGACCAACAGCGAGTCCATCGCCATGTCCCGCATGGCCTCCAGCCCGCCGCCCCACGGGGCCATGCCGCGCGCCAGGAGGCGCTCGACCTCCAGGGCCGCAGCGTCGTCCGGGTCCTCGGTGGGGCCAGCCGGCCCGATGCGGTACACCCGCACGTCAAGCGGTGTGGCGGCGACGCGCCGGGCCGTGGACAGCGCCAGCGCCGTGTCCGGGTTGCGGTCAGCAATCGCCCTCAGCGCCTTGACGCTCTCGGGCTTGCGCCAGTGAGGGAGAGCCAGGTAGTCCTGCGCCTCACCCCCCTGGCTGTCCCCCTGGGCCTTGCCGACCAGCGCGTCGTAGTCCAGGCCGAACGCAGGGTGTGCGCTGCCTGGGCTGGTGGGCTTGGGGTTGGGCGCTTCCTCGACGGGCGCCCTGGTCACGTTCTGTGGGGAGGCGTGGCGCGTTTGGCTCGCCCATGCTCCCGTGCCTATTCCTCGTTGGCGTCGCGTGACGGCGCCCAACCCAAAGCCCGCCAGCCCCGCAGCTCGCGCGGCCAGCGTCCGTTCCTGTTCCTCTGCGACGATGAGGCGATACTCGGCGGCAGTCATCTGCCCGGCCTGGTGCATCGCCCGCGCCTCTGCGATTCGATCCACACTCACCCCTGGCATCGGGGCGCCTACCCCAGCGCGAGGAAGGCGATCAGAGCTCTACAATTGCCCCGCGACGACAGCGCGCCGCAATTCAGCACTGTGAACAGTTTAGAACAACAGTTCGGCAATGTCAAGACCAGGCGATCAGCAGCTTGTCATCCCGAGCGAGTGGCGCGCGCCTTGAGCATCGACTCCTCTGTAGCAGCTGCGGCCCCTGTGCCTGCCCACCGTAGCGCCCACTCGCCAGCGGACGCTAGCGAAATGTCGCGGTAGAACACGCCGCTGCTGTGCCTGGTCACGCCGCCGCCCGCGTAGGTGTAGGTGGTGCGCGTTCCGTCCGGCTCAGTCACCACCAAGGAGACGGTGGTGGGATCGGTGAGGGCGTAGGTGGCCGACGGGACGCCCGCCGCCACGCTGAACGTCGCCGCCCTGAACGTGGCCCACGCGCGCACGGTCTCGCCTACGTCATAGACGTTGGTCTGTGTGGTCATAGGGATATGCTCCTGTCGTAGGTGTCGATAGTCGCCACGGCTGCACTGACCGTCGCCGCTGTGGCGGTGGGGGTATCGTGAAGCGATGCCGTCGCCGATAAACCATCGCGCGCCGCGATCTGGGCCATCGCCCCATGGGATAGGTCGGCCTGCGCGCATGCCATCGCGGTAACCACAAGGCGAGCAATCACAAGGGCGGATCCCTCGCCCGTCAGCGTCACGGCACCCAGGGCCGCACCTGCGGAGGCCGTGACAGACACCGCGCCCCAAGCGGAGAGCTGCGCGCCACCAAGGGTCACGCTGGCGGCCGCGTGGATAGGCGCCCCCCCTGCCCCCGCACCGGTCAAGGCGGCCAGCGAGATTGCCCCCTCGGCCTGGCGAGGGCTGGCCGCCTCTGCGCTGGCCGTCAGCGGCGCCAAGGTGGATAGGGTTTGCCCCGCGATACCGACCCCTACGCCACCCGCACCGCCCAGCGTGGCGAGGACCGTCGCAGCATCGCCGGTGGCCACCACGAGCGCCACGGCGCTTGTGGACACAGCACCCAGGGAAACGACCAGGTCGCCTCCAACGGGGCCGGCGGCGAACGCATCGCCCTCTGCGGCCAGCGCCGCCAGCGTGACGGACGCCTCGCAGCCAGCAGGGATCCCCGCCGCCCCTGTAAGCGTCAGTCCCCCAAGCGCAACATCGGCGGACGCATACGTCGCGCTGTCAGCGGTAGCCGAAACAGAGAGAGCGCCCAGGCCCAGCGATGCGTCCGCCAGGAGGGGGATCGTCGCCACGGCAGACAGGGAGAGATCGGCCAACTCGCCGGGGTCTCGGTTCCCCACGACAGGAATCGCCCCATCCCCTGTCCCCAGGAGCTGGCCTAGCTGCGTAGCCCCCGCGCCCTGTGACGGGACGATGGCGGCGGCGTCAGCCGATAGATCCCCCAGCCCAACCACCAGCCCCCCCACGCCAGCCAGCGCAGCCGTCGCACTCGGCACGCACGCGGACAACGTGATGCCCCCCTCACCCTGGACAGCCACGCCGGCCGCCAGGGCCACCCCCACCGATTCCATTACGACCGACAGGCTCGCGCCCGCACTGTGAATCGCACTGGCAGAGACGGGGGCTGCGTCCAGCAGCACGCTTCCCGTCGCCCCGATAGCAACCGCCCCAGCTCCAGTCGCCGCCGCCGCAGCAAGCGTAACCGCTGCATCTGCCTGCGCCGGAACCACGGCAGCGGCGGCGCACGTCGCAGCCCCAAGCGTGGCCGCGCCCTCACCCTGCGCCAGCAGGGCGGCCTGGATCGAGGGGGCCAAGGCGCCAAGCGTGGCGCCGCCCTCCGCCTGGACAGCCACAACCCCGACCCCCGAGGCAGTCGATGCGTCGAGGGAGACAGCCAGGTCACCAGTCGAGGTACTGGCTACTGCCCCCGTAGCCGATAGGGCGGCGGTATCTAGAGCGGACGCGAGCGCGGCCTGCGCATCCACCTTGGCCGCCGCGCCGCTGGTCGCCGCAGAGAGCGCGACGGCAAGCGCCCCTTGAACCCCCACCGAGGCCGCCGCGCTTGTGGTAACAGCGCCCAGGGTCGCGGCGGAGGTAGCCTGCACATCGACCTTGGCTGCGCCAGACAGGGTGGCCGCTCCCAAGGAGGCGGAGAGCGTGCCGGATACCGTGACCTCCTTGAACGCCACATAGACCGATGCGCAATCGGCGGCTGACCAAGTCGGGTCGGATGCGTCCCCGGTCCCCGTGCTGACCTTCCACTCCACGCACACCGACATATTGGAGGTTGCCGGGGTCCCGGTTGTACCCTGCGCGGTGGTAGCGCTCCACCCCGACGTAGCAGTGAAAGTGCCGGCCGTGCTTTCTCTGGCGGTCGCCCTGACACGCAAGCACTCGATGTTGGCAGTTGTAGCGTTCAGGCTGCCGGGGTCTGCGCCGTCGTTGGCCAGTGTGTTCGTGGCCTCGACAGCGACGGGCCCACTCTTCGAGAACACCAGCGAGTACGCTGCCGATGCGTCGCGCGAGGTGTTGTTGCTGAAGTTGATCGTAATCGCAGCGCCGCCAAGCGTTCCCGCCGTGACGTTGGCGTACCACACCGAACACGTCGCGCCGGTCTGCGCGGTGCCCTGCCCATTGGCGAACTCGGCCGCCTTGCTGTAGGTGTTCCCCACCGCATCGACGATACCGGTAACCGCCCCCTCATCGCCGTCCGTGGTCTGGTGGTTGTCCACCGCAACCACAACAACGGCCAGGTCTCCAGCGTTCGTCCCGGCCGGGAGGACAATCGCTGGGCCGGTGGATTGATCAGCCGTCTTCGAGACTGCGCCCGAGGACAGGCTACGATATGCCAATGTCATCGGGCGCGCCCCCCGTCAACGCAAACCGGGGGGCGGCATGTCGCGCCGCCCCCCGGTCGATGAAGCCCCTTGGCCGCCACGGGCGCCTGTACTAGGCGTTGCCGTCGGTCAGGGTGAAGGTGTTGACCGTCACGGTCTGCCCGCTGACAATGGACGTGTTGTCCAGCGACAGGTCGCCTGACCCCTGGCCACAGGAACCCTGCGCGTGGCAGGTCGTGCCATCGCTGGCGTACAGCCGCCAGTGCCCCGCCGTGCCGGTCGCGTCGGCAGACGAGTCCTGCCAGGTCCCGCTCTTGGCCTTGCTGCCGCTGGATGCCGCCGCTGCCCAGTCGCTGGGCAGCGAGAACGTGGCCAGCACGGTCCCGCTGTCGGCGGTCGCACAATCGGCGGGCTGCGCGCCCGAGCGGATCTTCAGGACGGCGGATGTCCCGATGGCGGTCTCGATCGCGTCGAGACGGGCATTTCGCACCGTGGTGGACAGCTGGACTGCCATGTTCTGCTATCTCCTATCAGACCGTGGACAGCGTGCAGCCGCTGTTGAACGCGACCACCCACCGCTTGTTGGACCCGTTCTCGATAGCCACCAGCTCGATGGCATCGCCCGCGTCGTTCATCGTGATCGTGTTGTTGCCCGTTGCGTTGATCGCGTTGGCCGACGTGATCACCGCGTCGCCGCCATCGGTCTTCATGTAGACCAGGAGCCGCTGGCCAATGATGGACGGAGCCGCCAGCGTGCGCGTCTCGGCGCCCGCCGTCACGATGGCCACGCGCCCGCTCGCCGTGACGGGGATCGCGCCCGCGTTGCCGGGGTCAGCGATCGTCGCAGGCGTCACGCCGCCCGTGACAACACCGGTCACGTTGCCGGTGACGTTG